TTTTAAATGAAGATAGTATCACAGGTACTTTCGTCACAGGTCAAAATATTACAGGTACTGATAATACAGATGAAGATGTATTGGTGACTGCTACACTATCAGGTATCATAACAACTAAATCAATAAACAATGATGGTGGTGGATATTCATCTGGTGATGTTGTTGCAATTACAGGTGGTGGTACTGGTGCAAGTATTCAAGTAGATACAGTAGGCTCAGGAAGTATAGAAGAAATTTTAGTAGATAGTGTTGGTAGTGGTTATGCAATAGGTGATGTTGTAAATTTTAGTACAGGTAATGCAAGTGCAAAAGTTTCAGTAGTCAATGGTGGTATCGCACCTGAAGCTAATACAACAGGAATGGATGCAACAGATCATATAGTCTTAGAAGATGAAACTACAAGAGGTGACCCATATACAGGAAATAAAATTGTACAAGAAGCGGGTTCAGGTAATGAAGATATAACAGACATTAGAATCATAGACGCAGGTAATGGTTATACTTCTTTCCCTACTCTGACTATTACATCTTCAGGTGGTTCTAGTGCAACAGCAAAAGCATATGGTGCTGAGATAGGAAGAATATTAAGTTTAAAAACTATTGAACAAGGATTCGGACATGAAGATAGTCCTAGTCCACCTACTTTAACTTTACCTATTTACATGTTAGTCACAGGCGCAAGTGATGACTTTACGGTAGGTCATACTGTATCTGCAACAGGTTCAGATGGCTCAACATCAATCACAGCAACTATAGCTGCATGGGATACAAATACAAATATTTTAAAATTAACAGGTGCAACTGGTGAGTTTGGCACAGATGTCACAATAACAAGTTCAGGTAGTGTGACTGCAACAATCAAAAGACATGACCAGGCAACTGCTTCTGCTACGGTTGGTGTTGTTGCAACAACAGATGGTGAGTTCATAAATCAGGATGGTCACATATCAGAAACTACAATGAGAATACAAGATAGTTTAGTCTATCAGGATTATTCTTATATCATAAAAGTAGGTCGTTCAATTAACGACTGGAGAGATTCATATTCATCTACTTTACACACAGCAGGTTTCTACTTTCAAGGTGAGGTTAATATACAATCACAACTTGATCTAAAATTAAGAAATGTGACTGGATTAAATACTGGTGTATTAGAAGTAATACAAGGTGTTGTCAAAACAATATTTACTACTATGTTTGGTAGAAGACTTGGTACTCCAACAGATGGCACAACATTAAGAGCAAACGTACCAGTAGGTGTTGATCCTGACTTTGTGTTTAGTACAACTCCACCTCAGTTAAATGCCTCTACAAGAGATTTAACATTAAACGCAGCTTATACTATTAAGTTTAGAACAGGTGGAAGTAAAACTATTGAAGGTGTTGAGTGTAAGAGAGGTTTCTTATATTCAGGTTATTCATTTAGAACGGTAAATAGAGAACCATTTAGAACATTTAGAGATGGTATAGAAATCGCATTAGAAGAAGGTATAGGATCAGGTCATCTATTACTTGATGGTTCAGGCACTACAAATGGTGGGGCAGATGATGAAAATAGTAGAGTAATTTATGAAGATAATGATATAAAAGGATTAACAATAGCAGAATTAAATAAACTAAAAATCATAGGAACAGGCACGTCACTAGATGGTGATACTGCTCTTATGCAAATGACACAATCAGACGATACAAGGAGTTTTAAAACAAGTCTGGCAATTCCATCTCATATCACGGTAACACCGACATAAGAGTAGAATTGCGTTATAAATATAAGTAAAGGAAGACAATTATGCCAGCAATAGTAACCAATAAATTTAGAATACACAATTCTGAGCAGTTTTCTGAATCTTTTTCAGAATCAGGCGCAAATGTGTATTATATGTTGTTAGGAAGACCACAGGCTTTCGCAACATCAACAAGAGGTGATAGTAGAACAGATAACGAAGGTTCTGATAGTTCACCTTTAACACCAGCAGACGCAATAGAAACAGAATTTTTTACTTTTGATGACGCAATAGCGGCTAAGAAAGTAACCAGTTCAGATACTTCATTCGTAATACCGAGAAGAAACTGGACAACAGGAACAGTTTACGATTATTACAGACCAGATTACGGTAGAAGAGTCACAGGTGGTACTTCAACTCAAACTGCAAACTCTGGAGCAACTAATCTATTTGACTCAACATTTTATGTAATGTCTTCCGCATTTAATGTTTACAAAGTTTTAGATAATAATGGTAATGCAAACTCGACTGTTGAACCTACTGGCACATCAACATCAATTTTAACAACTGGAGATGGATACAAGTGGAAATATATGTACACTTTATCTGCTTCACAACAAGCAAACTTTTTATCAACAGACTTTATGGCAGTCGCAACTAACTCAACGGTTAGTGCAGCCGCTGTAGATGGTGCTGTTAATATCGCAAAGATTAAAACTGCAGGTTCTGGTGGTTCAAATGGTACTCACACAGGCGTTGCAATCAGAGGAGATGGTTCTTCTGGTGTCGCAAGTGTAACCGTAGCAGGTGGTGCTGTGACAGCAGTGACTATCACAACTCCAGGAACAGGATATACTTTTGCATACATTAGAAATGCTGATATAGTAGCTGCAGGTGCTACAAGTTTAAGTGGTG